CATAGAGGAAACGGTACAAATGTAACATCATCTCATTTTGTATTAGGACCTGAAACTTACGACAGTTTAGGTAATGAAACATATCTTACAACAAATATATTATCAAAGGGAACGGGTAAAGAACATTTAGTAGATTCTTGTATAATTGATGATGGTACTACGACTTGCATTAAAAATAATTTAGTAATAGGAGGAACCACATGTTTTCAAAATAATATTGCAATAAGTGGTAATTTATCTTTCAATGTTGGAGCAAGTGCATCAAACTTTGCAGCTAGAGATAATTGTGATACTTTGATTTATAGTAATACCGGAAAACTTAAATTTACTGATGCAACTGGAACAAGTAATTATATGACAATTACTCCAAATGGATGTGTTGGGATAGGAGTGATAAATCCAGGAGCTAAATTAGAAATCTCAAGTCCAAGAAATTCTACGCTATTAAGACTGACTGCCGTAAGTGGTGAAAACTGGGATTTCAAAAACTGTAATGCGGTTGGTAGTACGGACGTTCTTTCAATAGGGGCTGTAGGAGCTACGGCTAACCTAAACTTAAAAGACGACGGTAATGTAGGCATAGGTGCTGCATCTCCAATAGCTAGATTACATACTTGCACAGCGTATGGTGCTAATAATATACAAGCCGTTTTTGGTAATAGTAATGGATCTATTAATTCTCAGGTATACGATACGGTTGTTATTCAGCAAGATGATGTAACAACATTAAAACTAGTAGAAAGAAATGTAAGTACTATAGATCAAGTACTTACAATGACTGTAGGTGATAATTCTTCTAGAATATCAACAACTTGTGTAAACTCATTGCAATTTTTTGTAGGAGGGAACCCATCAGCCTGTGGTTATAATGGATTAAGTGGTACTGCTGCTTTAACAATTACATGTGCTGGTACAGTTTGTATACCATCGGGATTGGTTGTTAGTTCAATTAGTGGTACTTCTATAACAGGAACATCAATGACAGTAGCAACGGATTGTTCTGGTGTTATAGTTGATGTTGCAGGTAGACATGGTTTAATGAAATACTATAACTATGGAACCGGTTTAATAGGGGCTTGTTCTAGTACAGATGGGGGTATATCAATGTGGGTGGGTAGATTTGCAGGAACTATAACATCCCCTACAGCATTATATCAAGACCTAAAAATACTTAATAGCGGAATTGCTACTTTTTCTTGTAGAATAGACACACCGGGTTTAACAATGGGAAACATTGGACATTACCAAAATTATAGAAATACATCAGGATGTTTTGCTATATTTTGTGCTTCTCAAGGTGCAGTATTATATGTTACATCAATGCACAACAATGGTAGAAGTACGGCAATAGTAAATTACGCAAATGGTGTAACTGGTGGAGCGGCTATTTCTATTGTAAACCAAGCAACACCATATGGCCCTGCATCTTTAGGATTTGCAGTTTGTGCAAATGGTTGGTTATATGCACATCATTATTATGGAGGCCCTATGGATTTTTACGCAATATCAATAGGTGGTACATTTGTATGGGCTTTCTAATAAAAACTATACTTTTCAAAAAAATTTACAATATATATTTATATACACAAACAAAAACAAAACTAAAATTGAATTATGGAAAAAATTAGTCTTAAGTTACATGAGTTCTTAACATTAGAAGCAGAATTATTCGGTGTTAAAAATCAACAAACAGGAGAAGTTACATCAAAAGGTTTATTAAACGAAAAACTTTCATTAGTGTCTAAATTCTGGTTAAACGAATTAGGAAAGAAAGTAGCATCTGAAAAAGAAAGCGTTGAAAAACTAAGAGAAGAATTGATTAAAAAATTAGGTACAGAGGAAGAAGGACAAGTTTTCATCAAAATGTACGATGAAGTAAAAGATGAAGAAGGAAATACAGTTTCCCGTTCATTAACATCAAACTTTATTGAATTTAATCAAGAGTACGAAAAACTATTATCAGAGGAAAAAGAATTAGAGTATAGATCATTTGATTTATCTGAATTAGCAAATGTAGAAACCGAAGGAAACTTAAATGTATTCTTCAAATTGGTTAAAGCACCTACTGAATAGTAAAATATAATCTCATAAAAAATTAAAATACAAAAGTCCAATTCATAATTTAATGTTTTGGACTTTTAATTTATATTTATATTGAGAAATAATAAATTTAAATTAAAGCATATAAAATGGCAGAGAAAATAGTATCACCAGGCGTATTTACAAAAGAAAACGACCTTTCATTTTTACAACAAGGTGTAGCTGACATTGGAGCAGCATTCATTGGCCCTTTTAAAGAAGGCCCATTAGTACCAACAATCGTAAATTCACAAGCTGAGTTTGAAACATTGTATGGTGTAGTTGATGACACATATTATACTCCTTTAGCAGTACAATCATATTTAAGAGAAGCAGGAACAGCAACAATTTGTAGAGTGGCAGGTATTGGTGGATATACTGGACAAAATCCTTTATTGTTCACATTAACTACGGGTTCAGTATCAGCATCAGTTGGTATTTTATTCCCTACCGATAAAAACACATTAACAACAGGATTGAGTGGTTCATCACTTACAACCTTATCAAATGGTGATTTTATCATTAGTGTAACAGGTTCAACAAATTTCGCAGGAACATCATCATTAGATTCACAAGATACAAACGATATTGAAGCAACATTTGGTACATCTCCATTAGGAGCTAAAGGTGCATATGTTTACGGATTTTTCAAAAACCATAGTGTAACAATTGGTACAAACACATCATCTAGCGTAACTGTATTAGATGACCAATTATTTACATTTGATGCACAAGAAGCAGTAACTCCGTATATCAAATCTCAAACAATTTCTGGTGATAGATACAATCTATTCCAAATTGAAACGATTGGTGCAGGAAACACAGCAAATAGTAAAGTTAAAATAGCTATTTCAAATATAAAAGCAGCAGGTAGTGTAAATGGTACTGATTATGGTACATTCACATTAGTTGTAAGAGGATATTCTGACACAAATAAAAAGAAAAATGTATTAGAAACTTATTCTAATGTAAACTTAGACCCTAATTCTCCAAACTATATTAGTAGAGTAATTGGTGATAGAAAAAGAACAATCGCATCAGATGGTAAAATAACTGAAACAGGTGATTGGGTTAATAATTCAAAATATATTAGAATTAAAAACTTAAATGAATCAGCACCAGTTCAAGCAGTTCCATTTGGTCACGCAGCATATCAATTACCTATTTCAGCATCAGCTGGTGTAGGAGCTTTGATTCCTGCAGTAACATTCGTAAGTGCTTCATCAACTGTATTTGGTGGTATTGATTTAGATGGTAACACAGATAACTCAATTTATATCAAACCAATTCCAACAGGAGCAGGTGTAGGTTCTAATTCAGTATTTGGTTTAGACGCATCAAATGGTGGTACATTAGCAGTAGGTGATACAACTGCACAATTCGTAGTAGCATTCCAAGAAGGTTTTGATGGTATGAATCCAACAACTCCAATTTATACTGGAACAAATATTATAGAAGGTAACTCACAAGGATTAAATTTGACTAACTCATTATCGTCAGGTTCAGTAGCATATGGTAAACACATATCTGCATTATCTAACGCTGATGAATTTGATATCAATATGGTTGTAACTCCAGGTGTTATTAGGAGATTACATTCTTCGGTAGCAACTTCAGTTTTAGATATGGTTGAACAAAGAGATGATTGTTTCTATATTATGGATACAACTGCAGCGGGTGATACAATTTCACAAGCTACAACACAAGCAGACTCAGTAGATTCAAATATGACAGCAACTTACTACCCATGGGTTAAGACAATTGATGTTAATACAAACAAATTGATTTCAGTTCCACCATCAGTATTACTTCCAGGTGTATTCGCAGCAAACGATAGAGTAGCAGCTGAGTGGTTCGCACCAGCAGGTTTGAATAGAGGTGGATTAGTAGGAGCAGTTAGTGTAATAAATAGATTAACTCAGTCTGAAAAAGATACTCTATATGAAGGAAAGGTAAACCCAATCGTTCAGTTCCCAGGACAAGGTATCGTAGTATTCGGTCAAAAAACTTTACAAGATAAACCATCTGCATTAGACAGAATTAATGTAAGACGATTATTATTAACTGTAAGAAAATACATCGCATCTACTTCAAGATACTTAGTATTTGAACAAAACACATCAGAAACAAGAAACAGATTTTTAAATATTGTTAACCCTTATTTAGAATCAATCCAACAAAGACAAGGTTTGTACGCATTCCGTGTTGTAATGGACGATTCTAATAATACTCCAGATGTAATTGATAGAAACATTATGAAAGGTTCTATCTTTTTACAACCAACTAAGACCGCTGAATTCATTCAAATTGATTTCAACATCTTACCAACTGGAGCAGCATTTAACGGATAATTTAAGAAATAGATATTTATATAAAAGAATTAAAAAATAAAGTAAAATGCCAGAAATATTAGAGTTTGATAAAATTTTCTATAAGAACTTTGAACCAAAGTTAAGTAATAGGTTCATTATGGAAATTAACGGTATAGAATCGTATATCATTAAAACTGCAAGTAGACCTACATTCACATCGGAAGTTGTTGAATTAGACCATATTAATGTAAAGAGAAAGATTAAAGGAAAATCTACGTGGGATGATGTAAACATTACTCTTTATGACCCAATTGTACCTTCAGGTGCACAGCAAGTTATGGAGTGGATTAGAACATCACATGAGTCATTAACAGGTAGAGATGGATACGCAGCTTTCTATAAAAAAGATGTAACATTCTATATTTTAGGCCCAGTAGGTGATAAAGTTGAACAATGGACTTTAAAAGGAGCATTTATCAA